AATGTCAGTTGTGCAAGCAGGATCAGCAAATAAACTACGTTCAGTGCAAACATTCTTTAAACGCTTGGCCACAGGTAGCCATGTGTTCTTGTCGATACTCTCAGGCAGTACCCAGTACGCATGCACTCCGTTACCAGAGTTGATACAGATGGGTTGAGGTAAACCTAGGTCAGCGCAAAACTGCCCCAGTGCCGCCATTGCCAGATCACGTGATGCGTAATCCTTGGTGGGGCCACAGTCTAAATCAAGCCAAAATGCTTTGGCTCTGTATGCGTTGGCAGCTAGCCTACGGGGTGAAACAATCTCAGGGTCAAACGAGAACATCGCATAGTACGTGTCAGCGTCAGCACCATAGATGTCCTGTATTTCCGTGATGAGAGATGGAATGTCAGTTGCAAACCGTGTACGTAACTTCTCCTGCCTGATGCCGACCGCGCAGTATTTGCCAGTATCCGGCAACACCGCATTCAGAAATTCGGTCAATGTCATAGGGATACTTCGGGTTAATGGCGGTCAATATAGTTTTGGATTTTCTTGGCGGTTTCAGGGCGCGGTGAATACTCACCCGCAAACCATGCATAAACGGTTATCTTCGTAACTCCTGCAATCTCGGCAACCTTCTTCACCGATATGTTTTTCTTGATGCAAGCCCTGCCGATTTTTACACCGGACAACTTCCCATCAGCTTGCTTGTTCTTTAGCACCGTGGCTAATGTGTAACCAATCATCGCTGTCTTTCGTTAGGTGGGGGTACTAACCACTCGTCTGCAAGCTCCGAAGAATCTTTGCGTAGCGTTCCCCCCGATTGGTTTACTCGTCGCTGTCGTCTGCCCATGCATCAAGCACAGAGGCTACGTCTTTGGATTCCGTTTTCTTCACGGCACGTTTGACGGGTTCGTCAACAGCTTCGGGTTTAGCGGCCTTGGGTGCAGGTGCGGCTTCAGGTTCCATGAAAGGAGAAGCCTTCGGTGTACTACCATCCACCTGCTGAACAGTCTGCGTTACGGCGTTCAGTGCATCTGCTGATTCACCTTGAGCCTTGCTCTCAGCCAACTCTTCCACAGACAGGGGGCGCACTGCGCGGAATGTCAGCTTAGGCGTTGCGCTTGATGTATCAAAACGCATCTCAGTCACAACGGCTGTCACGGGGATACCATGACCGCCCAAGAACTTAGCGTACTGTTGCAGTGGCATCTTGCCGTTATCGCCTGTGCCGAAGATTGACTGACCGGGCAATGACAACTGATACACATCACCTGACAGATTGTTTTCCAAAGCCACAGCAATACGTTGGCTGAAGCGGCAAGCACGGCTATCACCCTGACCAGAACCCTTGATGTTCTGTTGGCAGTTCTGGCAACTTGTGCTCTGTGGGTTCTTTACACCTTTGTCTGGTGCAACGCCATCATTGGATGAGCAATCGGGGGAAGCGTTCTGGCCTTCTACGTAAGTGCCTGCATAGTACTGGCGTGATGTTTTCTCAGCAGAGCGAACCACTACCACGTTCATGGCGCGGTCGTCATTCTGAGCAACTTCTTTACCGCCAACAACCATGCGGAATACACCGCCTTTGATTGAGATGCGTTTGCCGTTACCACCGCCACCCATCAGGGCTTTGGTTGTTGCGTCCAGTTCAAGGTTACGCAAGTGGGCTGGGAGGGTGTTACCGCCTTGGGAGAATAGTGCGAGGTCAGACATTTGGTGTTTCCTTTTTGATGAAAGTGTTAATAATTGCTAAGTCAATGTTAAAAAATTTGGCAAGGTCACTAGCGAAGAATCGATAGTTCTTACCAACGCGAATGAAAGGTATACGCTTCTCAGGGTTCTCTTCCTTAATAAGCGCGTGAACAGTTGACGGTGCGACTTGCAATAGCTTTGCCACCTGCGCCAACGTAAGGGCAGTTTCCAATTTAGCTTCTCCTGACGGTTACAGTATATTTGTGATCCACGTTCAATCCCGTTGGAAGTACATCAGGATTTTCCCGTAGGAACTCTTTCATATTCAACTGCGATATGCGCCTCTCAACTAAGTCAAGTGCGTCATGGTCACGGATGAATTTGTGCATTGCAGCCCAGTCGCCTGTCCAGTAGCGTGTTTGCACTGTACGAATCGCTGTGCCGTGGGCCGTCTTGATACTCTCGGCTCCCGTTGCTTTGCAAGTCTCAAGCAAGTTTGATTCAACCAAACCCATTTGCTCTTTGATTGCAAGGTCTTCTGCTTCGTACTTCGCTTTGAGGGCGGCACGAGCATCGCGCATCTTAATGTAGACGCGTACTAATTTATCTGCTGTTATATCCATGTTGCTTTCCGTTTCGTTTTTTGGTTAATGATACATCCTATCTTTACTTTGTCAAGTACCTCCATAAATTTATTTGTTAAGGTCGAATTCATCTTTATAAAGTTCCATTAAATTAAACTGTGCTAACTCTTTTGTTTCTAAAGCTTTGTACAGCTTGGCCTCTACTGGACTTCCTTGGAGCTTGACAACCAAACATTTGTTCACTTGCCCTGCCCTGTGAATACGTGCATTGGCTTGCGCGTATGTCTCGTATGATGTGATGGGTGCCCACCATACAATCGTGTTTGCCGCGTGCAAGGTGACACCGTGTGATGCAGCTTGAGGCTGTATGACAAGCACCCGTGGGTCTGGCTCATCTTGGAACTTACGAAAGATTTCCGTACGCCTGCCCGCAGGTACACCCCCATGTATCACATCCACTGTGTAGCCATCCCTGCGCAACTCCTCGTACAGAATCTCAATGGCATGGCGGTATGGGGCAAACACCAATACCTTATGGCTGGATTCGTCAATGACTTCTTTGAGCACGGCAGTGCGACTGCTAGAGTCAAAGGTCACGATCTCGCCACTATCGGAATAGACCGCGCCACAGGAAATCTGTAGTAGCTTGTTCAGCTTAGCGGCGGCGTTGATGGCTGTGACTTCCTCCCCTGCCGCCTGCATAGCCATCACCTTGCGAAGCTTCTCGTAGTAGCGTATCTGCTGTGCAGTCATGGGAACCTCACGCTCTGCGTACAGTAAGTCTGGCAGGTCAAGGCATTGCTCTTTGGTAAACCTGATTGCAGGTTGTAGCAGTGTGCTGACTATCTGCTCTGCTTCCCGTTTGGGTGCCCACTTGAACTGAGTGATCTTGTTCATCACTTGGTCGCGGTACATAGAAAAGCTACGGGGTGCAGCCGATGGGTTAACTAACTTAGCCAGACCATACGCATCTAGGGGCGACTGTGAGGCAGGGGTTCCTGTCAACATCCATAGCCACATGTTGGGCTTGACGATCCGGTTCAGGGTACGCCAGCGGGTAGTGGTTGCGGTCTTGTAGGCGTTGGCCTCGTCGATTACTACCATGTCAAAGTTAGCCTTGATGATGTCGTCTTCCACAATGGGTACGCCGTCGTAGTTGATGATGACAAACTCTGCATCCGAATTGATTACTTGTTGCCGCTTTTCTTTTGAGCCATAGGCAATCCCAACCTTCCTGTGCATCGCGCCTTTGAAAATGTCGTTCTGCCACGCTGATTGCATGATTGAAAGAGGGCAGATGATGAGCACACGTTTGATGTGTTTGGCGTTCATCAAGTAATCACACGCCCATGTGATTGATAGTGTCTTGCCTGTGCCCGGCTCTGAGAAGCAGAAGGCACGCCTGTGCAGAGTAAGAAACGCGGCTGTTTGTTTCTGGTGTGTGAACGGTTGGTAGATGCCCGGCCACTTGTACTTGGCAACGATAGGGGATGGTACGTTCTTAACCTTCAGGTTCTTTAATACCTGCGCTTCTTCCAAACCCCAGTGCACCATCACTGTACTGATGGGGCCTTCCTCAAGCAATGCGCTCTTGGGTATCACGTTCAAGACCCTGTACGGGTTCTTTAATTTAAGTTTTAATGCTTTTCCGTCAATGATTTCCATACATTCTCCAATGCAAAACAGACCGAAAGTGACATCCACTTTCGATCGCTAAGTGACACCTTACGGGTGTCAATCGGTCAGATCATCTAAACGGAATAGTAAAAACTCTGACTGATGCGGTTTGAGGGTTCAACTTTAAAAAGCCCCCCGTGCCACCACTCACACCTGACGCGGCACGTATTACACGAATTTTTATTTCTTCTTAGGTTTGTTTACCTTCACAGTGTGGTCGCTGTTGCGGCTGAATGAACGGTTGGCGCTGGGTGCTTTGAGTTGCAGGTTGCTCTTGGCTGTGCTTCCACCCTTAGATAGTGGGCGCTTGTGGTCAATATCTTTTCCCTTACGATCAATGCCTTCCTTGTCGTATAGGTCGCGTGCTTGTTCACGTTTGCGTCTTGTAGGTAATTCATTTCTGTCCAACTGCTGTTGGTATTCTTTCTTATAGGGTCTGGCTTTGGTTACATAGGGCATATCATTTCCTTCCACAATGGGTGCAGGAGGACACCCAGCAGTAATTTTTACACAATCCGTTGGGTTTTGCATTCCAAATATCTGCGCTGTAGGCACCTTCCAACATCATGACTTTGGGCATCCAGTTGCCCCAGTACCTGTGCTGTTGTTCTACCTCAAACATAGTTGGTACAAACTTATCCTCGGCTAGGAACAGCAACCCACCCTTGACCTTCTTGACTTCTGGAAACATTTTGAACACCGCAAGTGCCATGAGTTCCAACTGCCCGAGGTCAGCGTAGCGGGACTTGCCAAGCTTGTAGTCAACCACACGGGCTTCACCCTTCTCACGGTCAACGATCAGCAGGTCAGCTACGCCACGGAACCAGCAGTCGGGGTCAAAGAAGTCGCAGGGTTCTAGCTTCTCAGTCAGTGCCATCTTTAATTCACAAAACTTCTCGCCCTGCATCTTGAGCAGGCTATCGAGCGCGGGTTTGATGAAGGCAAACTTCTCAGGTATTTCCTTGCCATCCCGTATGTACAACTCAGCAACCTCATGTACTACTTTGCCATAGAGGGCCCT